CGAGAAAGAGAAGAAGGCGAAAGATTGTTCGCATGAACTCGTCGCTGATCTTCGCGCCCTGGTAGACTCGCTGTCGAGGCTCGTGAAATGAACCGAAAGACATGCATACGCCGACTCGCGACCGATGTGATCAAGGCCAATATTAACGGCGGATTCTTCAGCCTGAAGTTTGCCGCAGTTGATCTGGCCATCATCGGCGTCTCAATCCTGATTGCTTTCGGCGGATGATGCCGCGAGAATCCGGATTCTGACTAAAAATTCTGGTCCGGATAGCCGCAAATTACCGTTTCTGGGAAATAGCGGTAATTTGGAAATCCTACTGCCGCAAGGCTTTAACAGGCTAAATTCCTAATTTCCGATTTCGCCGCATGCCGCAAAAGTATATAGCATGGGAAATTAGGAATAACGTTCTAATAGAATTCATCTATAAGTAACGTTATAATATAACGTTAATCGATATGCTCTATACGCATTGAAATTCAATTTTTAATCGGTAAATTGGTAATTTGGATTAGTTTAAAGATTGAAAGTCTTGCGGCAGTAGGCCTAGACAAATCCCGTCAAATTTCCGAAACCAATTTACCAGTTTTCGCGGCTGAGGAAGTCCGGTAATTAGGTCACAATACAGATTCTAGTGTAAATTAACAGTCGCGGCTACATCGAATTATTGTTCCGCTTATTTACCCTTAGATGTCCTGCGTATATAATACAGCCATAGTCCACGACTCTTCGAATTAACGATGGCAAAGTCGAAAAGAAAAATTGACGAAAATGGATATATGACCATCGAGGGCTGTCCAATCAGCTCTTATGGCATTTTCCAATATTCTGCCGGTCAACTCGGTCTTCCGGGCGATCCGATGCGGATTGTCAACGTGTATCGTCCGGAGTCTGCCGTTAGCGATCCTGAGTACATCGAATCTCTGAAGAATCTCCCGCTGATCGACGAGCACGAAATGCTGTCGGGATTCGACGGCGATGACGATGGCGTGGCTCCCGAAGACAAAGGCGTGGAAGGCATCATCACAGCCAACGCCTACTACGAAGCTCCATGGGCTCGCGGCGATATCCGCATCTATTCCCGCAACATGCAGAATCAGCTGGAAAGGGGCAAGGAAGATCTGTCCCTAGGCTATAGTTGCCGCTACACTGAGCAACCCGGCATCTGGAATGGAACGCCTTATGAAGTCGTCCAGGACAAGATGCGCGGCAACCACATCGCCCTGGTAAAAGAGGGTCGTGTGCCGGGGGCCAGAGTATTGGATGGTCTGTGCTTTGACCATCTCAGTTTTGATTTCAGACCATCCGATGAGGGTAATGAAATGGGTCTCAAGAAAGCCAAGCAGAAGACTCCTGTCCAGCGCGCAGGACAAGCTGCTGATTCGGCGGTCGAAGAGTTGCGCGCCCTGTGGCCGAAGCTCTCTGCATCTGTCCAGAAGTTCCTGGGCGAAGAGGCGCAGGAGCCGGAGCATCAGGAAGGCGCAACCGCTCCGGCCGAACCGACCGACAGCGAGCACATGACCGAGCATCCGACTCTGGAAGGCGCTCAGGAAGACGACGAAGAGCACGAAGAAGCGCCGTCCGTTGTCGATCCGGCCGTGGTCGCCGTCGAGCCGGAACAGCAAGAAGGTGCCGCATCCGAAATGTCCGGTGAAGGCGAAGTCGCCGAACTGATCTCCCAGGTCAAGGCCATTCTGGCTCGACTGGAAGGCACGGTAGCCGAAGAGGCGGACGAAGAACATGGCGAAGGTCAAGATGTCGTCGAGGGCTTGGAAGAACAGAGCATCCTCTGCGGCGCGCAAACCGCCAGCGACGATGGTGGTGAGGGCAAGGATAACAGCGAGGAACTTCCTGAAATGGCACAAAAGAACGCGCAAGATGCTGCAATTCGTGGTCTCTATCGCGACATTGCTGCTAAAGATCGCCTCTACAAGCGTCTTAGTTCCGTGGTTGGTGCGTTCGACCACCGAGCTATGGACTCGGCTGAAGTCGCTGTTTACGGCGTGAAGAAGCTGGCGATCAGCTGTGAGAAGGGCCAGGAAGTTCTGGCGCTCGACATGTACCTGAAAGGCGTCGAAGCTGCTCGTGGCGCGGCCAGCCGTCAATCGAAAGCCCAGGATTCGGCCAGTTCTGCTCCGCAGTGCGCCGAGCTGGACAGTTACCTGAAGGGGGAGTAACCCATGTTCCAGAAACAAGTCTATCGCCAGTACACTCCTGGTTTTCCTGGTGATCTGATCGAGGACGGCCCGAAGCGTGCGCGGCCGGGTCGGATCATGGCGTTGGCATCGGTCACTCCGGCCGCGACTGCCACCGGCCCCAACCGCATCAGTCGCGCGTTTGGTTACGCAGGTGATGTCGGCTCCCTCGGTGAAGGCCAGCCGAAGACCGTTGCCGCGCGCGCTTCTGAAGTCGTGGTCGGCGGCGCGACCTTCTTCGGCATCCTCGGTCACCCGAAGCATTATGCTCTGTACGGGTCGGCCGGCGATTCCCTGGCTCCCAGTTATGACCTGCCCGACGGTTCCGAAGGCGAGTTCTTCGACATGGCCACCGGCCTGGTCGTCGAAATCTTCAACGGCGCAGAAGCCGCTCTGGATTTGAGCTACGGCGATCCGGTGGCATATGTACCGAACAACCTGCCTACCGCCGACAACGCCCTGGGCCTGCCGGCCGGCGCCCTGGTCGGTTTCAAGGCCGGCGCCATGCCAACCGGCCTGGTTCAAATCCCCAACGCGCGTATCGTCAATGCCATCAGCCTGCCTGCCCAGTCGGCGGGAAATCTGGTAGCTGGCGTTACCATCGTCCAGCTCACGCAGTAAGGAGGCGTCATGAGCCATATCAGTAAGACCCATTCGCGCCTCGCAGGCCGTCACGCAAAACCATTCGACCTGAAGAACGTCACCCACGAAGCCGTGGCCGCCCTGAGTCGCATCGGCCTGGTATTCGATCACGCCGTCGTCCAGGACCAGATCAAGGCCTTGGCGAAGGCCGGCGCATTCCGTTCCGGCTCGGCCATGGACAGCAACTTCACCGCCCCGGTGACCACGCCGTCCATCCCGACCCCCATCCAGTTCCTTCAGACCTGGTTGCCTGGGTTCGTGAAGGTCATGACCGCCGCGCGGAAAATCGATGAGATCATCGGCATCGACACCGTTGGCTCCTGGGAAGACCAGGAAATCGTTCAGGGTATCGTTGAGCCGGCCGGCACTGCGGTGGAATACGGTGACCACACCAACATCCCGCTGACCAGCTGGAACGCCAACTTCGAGCGCCGCACCATCGTTCGTGGTGAGCTGGGTCTGCTCGTGGGTACTCTGGAAGAGGGCCGCGCTTCGGCCATTCGCCTGAACAGCGCAGAGGCCAAGCGTCAGCAGGCGGCCATCGGTCTGGAAATCTTCCGCAACGCCATCGGTTTTTACGGCTGGCAGAGCGGCCTGGGCAACCGCACCTATGGTTTCCTGAATGACCCCAACCTGCCGCCATTCCAGACTCCGCCGAGCCAGGGCTGGGCCACTGCCGACTGGGCAGGCATCATCGGCGATATCCGTGAGGCCGTCCGCCAGCTGCGCATCCAGAGCCAAGACCAGATCGACCCGAAGGCCGAGAAGATCACCATGGCCCTGGCCACCAGCAAAGTGGACTACCTGTCGGTGACCACGCCTTACGGCATTTCGGTTTCTGACTGGATCGAACAGACCTATCCGAAGATGCGGATCGTGTCGGCTCCGGAGCTGTCCGGCGTCCAGATGCAGGGCCAAACGCCGGAAGACGCCCTGGTCCTCTTCGTCGAAGAAGTGGACGCGTCCGTCGATGGCAGCACCGATGGCGGCAGCGTGTTCAGCCAGCTGGTTCAGAGCAAGTTCATCACCCTTGGCGTCGAAAAGCGGGCGAAGTCGTATGTGGAGGATTTCTCCAACGGCACCGCCGGTGCTCTTTGCAAACGCCCTTGGGCTGTGGTGCGCTACCTCGGCATCTAACCGATGCTGACTCACCAAAGGCCGGGCTTCCGGCCTTTGTTCACTCTGACTCTGACTCGGTTGTAGGGGCCGGTTAGGGCATAATTAATAGGACTACGCCAATGACTGTTTACATCGTTTCCGCAATGACTCAATCCGTGTCTTACAATGCGTATGACACCTCTGATCCGTCCAATCCTCGCCTCCAGAGAAAGGTGCTGATTCGCGGCCGCGCTGGTATCGCATCCGAAACCTCCGGCTTCGGCGACATGATTTCCGACGCATCCGGGCGCCCGATCTGGACGCCGCAGGGCGATTGCACGGCGGTGAGCGATTCCGATTTCGAACTGCTTCAGTCCAACAAAATCTTCATGCGACACATGGAGAAGGGATATCTGCGAGTCGTGAAAACCGACATCACCAATGACCACCAGCGGATTGCGAAAGAGACTCGCACCATGGAGCGCGATGGCTTCCAACCTCTGGATTCTACTCGCCTGAAGCAGAAGATCAAAGTGACTACTGCCAGCGCTTCCCAGGAACAAGAGTTCCGGGTTTAACCGAGGGTTTCGGTATGGTAATTTTCGACGAGCAAAAGTTTCGAACGCTGTTTCCGGAGTTTACTGATCCGGCTTCCTATCCGGATGTGCGCCTGCAGCTGTACTTCGACATTGCGTGCGAATTCATTTCTGATCGGGATTCTCCATACCGAATTCTCAATGGCAAAGCCTTGGAGGCCTGTCTGTATCTGCTGACGGCCCACCTCCTTTCGCTGTCGACGATGCAAGTTCAGGGCGCGGCCGGTGGCGGGGTCACAGCAGGCGGGACTCAAGGCGGTTTCATCACTAGCGCTACGGTCGGCGAGGTCAGCGTTGCCAAGCTCGCGCCCCCTGCCAAGAACGGTTGGCAGTGGTGGCTTTCCGGGACGCCTTACGGTCAGGAACTGTGGGCGCTCCTGAGTGTCAAGGCAGTTGGCGGATTCTACATCGGCGGCCTTCCAGAACGTCGAGGATTCCGTAAGGTTGGAGGGACGTTCTGGTGATCCCTGGAGCGAATCTGCTGCGTATGGCATTTAGCGTCATAGGAACGCAGTTCGTTCAGTATCGCAAATTCGAGCAGAGGACGAAGAATAGCCAGGCGCAGTACGTTTCTGTGTTTGGCGAGCCATTCCAATTGGCCGCTTCCATCCAAAGGGTTCGTCGCGATCAGTATGTCCAGTTCAATCTGGAGTTTCAACGAAATTACGTCATGATCTTTGCCAACTTTGAGATGGTTGACTTGGATCGAGATTTGGCCGGCGACCAGTTCATCTGGACCGGAAGAGTTTTTCAACTAGAGTCTCAAGGCTCTTGGTTTTATCAGGACGGCTGGGGAGTCTGCTTAGCCGTGGATATCGGTACAGCCAAACTAGCTGAAGACGGAACCCTGACTTTCTAGGTGGCTTATGTTCGACGGCGAACTGATAGAAAAATTGGTGGTCGAGCTTACTTCCGCCATGACGTCAGCCAAAGAAACTTTGCAGTTTCCTGATTTTGAGGTTGTGCAGAAAGCCCAGCCGACCCAACAGGGCACGTCAACCAAGCCTACCATCTTCTTCCAGAAGCTATTTGACATCCCTCGCGGCTGGCCGGCAACCGATTGGTATCTGGACAACGTCGCCAGAAAATATGTAGAAATTACTCGACAGCATGTCGAGACGACTTTTCAGATAAGTTCCCTTCATTGGCAGAATCCTGAGATGGATCACGTAGTCACGGCAGCCGATATCGCCAATTACGTGAGAGCTTATTTCCAGGCTCGGTCCACCATTCAGCGAGTCAAGGAACTGGACTTCCTTATCCTTCGCGTGTCTCATATATCCAACGAGGCATTCGAAAATGACAATCATCAGTTCGAATTCCACCCAAGTTTTGACATGGTTGTAACTTACAATCAGTATATTCGTCTGCACGAAAACGCAGCATATTCAGCCGATGGGGCGCTGATAGGCATATGATCCTGAGACGCGATTCAGAACTGATCGCCGCGCACCTGCAGATGTTAAGAGCCATGCGCGGCAGGTCCGTTTCGGCCGGATGGTATTCCACCGCTCGATATCCTGATAAGGCGGGCGGATCGGTCGGAATACAAGTCGCGAGAATCGCGCGCCTCAATGAGTACGGCGGAACTATCGACCATCCGGGCGGGACCAGGTATATTAGGGACGCCATTGTTCGGGGTCGGTTTGTTGGCGTTCGGTTCGTCAGAAACGATTTTCCGGGAGAAACCGAGGTAACAAAACCTCACAGGATTACAATCCCGGCTCGACCGTTTATGCGATATGCTTGGAACTTATTTTCCGCAGATCGCGCCGCAATCCAGAATCGAATAGCCATGAGGCTGGCCAGAGGACAAATCACGCCGGATCAAGCGCTTGCCCAGATCGGCCTGGCGTTGGAAGGATACATAGCCAGAAGCATAAGGACCGGGCCATGGGTGGCTAACTCAGCATCTACGGTCAGGAGAAAGGGTTTCAACAGACCGCTGGTCGATACGGCTCACATGCTCCAGTCGATTAGCAGCAGAGTAACATAAACCAGGAGATCATCCAGTGATCAGTCAGAGCCGTTATATCCGGATCATTTCCGGCGTAGGCGCAGGCGCTCCGGTCGCAGGCCGAAAGCTGATTCTGCGCGTCATGACCACCAACAACGTCATTCCGCCTGGAATCGTCATCGAGTTCGACAATGCCAACGCGGTGATGTCTTACTTCGGCGCCCAGTCTGAAGAATATCAGCGCGCTGCGGCCTACTTCAAGTTCATCAGCAAGAGCGTCAATTCCCCGTCCAGCATCAGCTTCGCTCGCTGGGTCAACACCGCCATCGCGCCGATGGTAGTTGGCGACAACCTGCCGAAGACCATCGCCGATTTCGCCGGCTTTTCCGCAGGCGTTCTGACCATCATGGTCGGCGCGTCTGAGCAGAACATCACGGCCATCGATACGTCCGCCGCGACCTCCATGGACAACGTGGCGTCGATCATTCAGACCGAAATCCGCAAGAATACCGATCCGCAGTTGGCCCAAGCCACCGTCACCTGGAATCCGAATACCAACCAGTTCACCTTGGTCGGCGCTACCATCGGCACCGGCGTTCTGGCCGTGGCGAAATCGGCCGATCCGCAGGACATGTCCACCGCCCTCGGCTGGTCCACCTCCAACGTCGTGAACGTCGCCGGTCAGGCTGCCGACCTCCCAGACGCGGCCGTGGCCAAGAGCACCAATGTCAGCAACAACTTCGGCTCGTTCCTGTTCGCCGGGGCGACCCTCGACAACGATCAGATCAAGGCCGTGTCGGCCTGGAACGCGGCTCAGAACAACCAGTTCATCTATACGGTTGCGACCTCTCTGGCGAATCTCGGCGCTCTTTTCGACTTGGTGAAGTGCAACTCCGGAACCGCGCTGAACGTTCTGTCTGCGACTGCCTCCAACGACTTCGTTGAGCAGTGTCCCAGCGAAATCCTGGCCGCCACCAACTATGACGAGCCGGGCGCTTCGCAGAACTACATGTACTATCAGTTCCCTGGCCGCAACATCACCGTGTCCGACGATACCGTTGCGAACACCGTCGACAAGAGCCGGGGCAACTACATCGGCGTCACCCAGGCCAACGGCCAACAGCTCGCGTTCTACCAGCGCGGCATTCTGTGCGGCGGTCCGACCGATGCGGTGGACATGAACGTCTACGCCAACGAAATCTGGCTGAAGTCCGCCATCGCCCAGGCCCTTCTGGATCTGTTCTTGAACGTGAACGCCGTTCCGGCCAGCATGGTCGGCGAAGCGATGACTCTGGCCGTCCTCCAGCCGGTTCTGGACAAGGCGACTTCCAACGGCACTTTCACCTATGGCAAGGACATCAGCGCCGTCCAACAGCAGTACATCACCCAAATCACCGGTGATCGTCGCGCCTGGCGTCAAGTCCAAACCTTGGGTTATTGGATCAACATCACCTTCTCCAGCTATACCAACAGCAACACCGGCTTGACCGAGTGGAAGGCCAACTACACCCTGATCTATTCGAAGGGCGACGCAATCCGCTTCGTCGAAGGATCGGATGTAATGATCTAACGGTTTGCGGCGGACTCGACCGCCGCAACCTTCCATGAATGGAGTGAGGAATAAGCAATGATCAACATTTCTGCGTTCGGCTCGATTGCCCAATTCACGGCAAGCAGAACCTTCCCGAACGGATTCACGGTGACCGAGTTCGCTGATGATGCGGACCCCATCGACAGCCCGCCGTTCACTGCGGCTGATACCGGCGTCGGCCTCAATGGCGATATGGTGGTTTGGAACCGGGCCAACATCCTGGAAGTCGTCGTCAACGTCATCCCGAACACCGAGGGTGAGCGCAACTTGGCCGTCCTGCTGGATGCCAACCGCACCGGAAAAGACAAGTCGGGTGCTCGTGATGTCATCGGTCTGGTCGTGGCGATGCCGGACGGTAGCAAAATCACCTGTACCAACGGCACTCCCATCGACGGCGTTCTGATCAATGCGGTGGCGAGCGTTGGCCGCCTGAAGACGAAGCCGTATCGATTCCGTTTCGAGAAAGTAGTCAAAGCCGGTACTAGCTGATGAAGAAGATTCCGCTGACAGCAGTCCCGAATCAGGCGATCTCATTTAACGCCGGCAGCAGCTATTGGAAGATTCGTCTGTACCAGAATCTGGATATGATGAATGCCGATATCAGCCGCGACGGCGTGATCGTTTGTCATGGGGTCCGCTGCTTCGGCGGAATTCCGCTTCTCCAGTATAGCCACCAGTATCGACCCGACTATGGCAATTTCGTTTTCGACCGTGACGCCGATTGGACGTTGTTCGGCGACGGCATAAACCTGTTCTATCTGGACGGTGTCGAGTTCGCAGAATATCAGGCGCTGGCCACGAGGAAAGAATGAGCACATCAACGATCAGAACCGGGGTGAACAATGACATCCTTTTGGACGACAATGGAAACATGGTCATTCTCAGGGATGTAGAAGCGTGCGCCCAGGACGTTCGGGCGGCGATGCTCATGCGCACCGGCGAAAACATTTTCGATGTGGACGCCGGTGTGGGATATTTTGAATATATCTTCTCGCCGCAGAAGAGCTATGATGATGCTCGCAAATCCATCGCGGATGCAATTTTGTCATCGCCGGACGTGACCGGCATCGAGCAACTTGACATCGACATCACCGGTGAAGTCTTCGGCGTCGATGCGAAAGTCATCACCATCCACGGGCCTGTAACTGCAGGAGTTTGAAATGAGTAC